GTGCAATTCTTGGCGGTCATCACTCGCTGAGGCCACTTGTCATTGAATACACTTGCCTCGCCTATAATCATTTCCAAGTTGATGTTGGCTGTGTTAGAGCTGCCGGAAAGGTCAACAGTTGTTGTCCCCGATTCGGCCTCGATAACGCAGTCGGTCCCATATAACATGGTTGTTGAAGTTGCCATTGTTACCTCCTAAAGGTCTGTGTCTTTCAGCTTGTCTAATTGCGGATCTTTGACCCGTCCGCGTCGTCCTGATCTGGTCGTCTGACCCTCATACATCGGGGCAATGCAGGTTAGTTCCATCAGTATCGCCGCCTGTTCGTCATCAAAATCAATCAACTCGCCAGGCTCCAATACCCGTTTGGCGCGCTCGTTGTAGAGCTGCTTGATAACTATGTAGGACTTCATCCGTTACCCTCGCAAGAGCAAATCAGCGCCCAATAGTCGTTACCTGCAACCGTGACAATAGCCTGCCGGATTGTCCAGGTGAACGCCCCGGCCACGGGTCGCGTCATCGCTTTGAGCGCGGTCGTCAGCGCATCCATGAGGGTCAGCACGCCTGCAAAATTGACCGAGTTCACGTTCTGCCCAACCGCCTCGGTCGCAATCACCAGATCACATCGGTATGTGCCAGACGGAGACCCATACCCGCTAAAGACCAACGGCGCGGCATCCCCGGAAGGAAGAAGTGGCCATTGCGCCGGTAGATCGGCAGTGTTGATCGATTGCGGCGGGCTGGTGTATTTGCGCGTGACACCCCCAACCGTAAGACTGGAAATAGCAGTCACGAAGCTGGTAAAAGTTGTCATAATGCCGCCCTCTTATAGCTTTCAAGGATCATCTTTACGTCCTTCGGCATCCCCTGCGGTATCATCATGACCCCAGCATCCGGGAGCGCGGTCGTGTCGTATGTCTGGGCGTCCTTCTGGCGGTAATAGTATCCAGCCAACCGCGTCGCGGCATGGATGATATCTTGTGGGGGAGTTGTACTGTAAGCCCATCTCCCTAATACCGTGATCCCCATCTCGGCGCTCGTGGTGTAATCCCAGGAATAGTTGCTCCCCGATATGATCTTCAGCCCGTACCAGGGTGTTGTGTTGCGCGGTATCGTGACGAAATCGGTATTGCGGACCAGCGTTACCGGCGTTCCATCAGCATCCGTTGTGACCGTTGTAATCGCACAAAGATCCTCGTCAAACCAGAGGCTGTCCCCATCGGTGTCAATCCCAACCGCGAAATTCCTGGTCGTGTCAGATGCGCATGTAAACGAACGCCCGCAATATACCTCTATTGCTTTCTCGGCGCGGGCGATTAGACTTGTCAACAACGCATCATCAGCCGTTCCGGTAACTCCCAAATAAGACTTCAAGTCTGCTACGGATAAATAAGTTGCGACAGATGACCAGGTTGACCCAACGACATTGTAGACAAGATTAAGTTGATCTGCCCCAGATCCCGTCACCTTGACGGAAAGCGGACCCGCGGTATCGGTCTCTCCTGTTGTGAATGTGTAGGAATACCACCCGCTGCCAATCTCAGCTTTCGTCCCGGCACTGGCGCCGAATGCTCCACCGTTCTTGCTGATTTGAACGGTAAAACCAGTTCCCAGACCGGTCACCTCAACCCCGCTGGTGTCGAGCATCGCAAAGGTGATAATTGACGCAGAACTAATCAATAGATCGGTCATGATTCCAACCTCTCAAATTCGTGCAAATGCTCTCCGGTTATGCTCGGCCAGATGATCTTTGGGTCTCCATCGTGCATAATGTGACCGCAAACAACGCCTAAATCGTGCTTTTGTCTCAGTCCCTTCGCCTGACAGTCAAGCGCAAAGTACCAATCGTCTGCCATAGATCCATTCACTCTAAACTCGACCGCTTCAAGTGCGTTCCTGTGGATCAGAGTACAGCCCATCCCAACGCCTCTTGTCTCAATGACCTGTCCCCAATTCGCCACGCACCAGCGCCGATTGCGGTCAACGCTTTTCCCGGTCCGCTCGTTTAACTCGCTGTATGCCAACCATTGGTGTCCGCCATGTCGAGAACAGTACAGCCCGTAAGCAACATCGGTATCAATCATCGAAAGTCTGCTCAGTGCATCAAATGGTAGAATAATGTCAGCCTCAACTAGAAATAAAGCATCAAAATCATTTTTTAGAACCAAATCTCTGACCCGGTTATGTTTACCTACCAGATCGTCAATCCCCTTCTTTGCTCGGTCGTTCTTTCCGAATACCAACTCAATCGGATAAGGCCAGTCCTGGACAAAGATCGACTGAAGCGAACGGGCGAAGATCCGCGGACTTTTCGGGTAGAGCGGGCAGTAAAGTAAAATCTTCATGCGGTTTCTCGATATCTGTTCTTGATAAACTCAAATCCAGCTTTCATCTTGTTTATGTTGCTGCTCATCGTGGCGCGACTTCTGTCAATGCAGCAGGTCGTCTCATGGATGTGGATCGGCTCGGCATATTGGCTCATACGTATCCACAAGTCCCAATCCTCGTGGTTGGGCAAACTCTCATCAAATAGACCAGCCTGGTCAATCAATTTTCGGTCGTGGAGTACGCAGCATACTGGCGTGATGTTCTGCTGTTTGATCTTCACCGGGTCATACTCTCGATCAACGTAAATCCCAATCTTTCCGTTATGGAACACGGCATCGGCATTTGAGTAGACGAACCGCGCCTTGTGCATAAGTGCATAGCTTGCCAGGGTTGCCAGATGGTGCGGGTAGAACCAGTCATCATCATCAAGATAGGCAATGAACCGGCTCTTAGCAGCTTTAATCCCGATATTCCGTGCTGCAGGTAATCCGCGATTGTCTTTGCAGTTGATGTAATGGACGCGCTTGAAATCGTTGATGACCTGTCTTACATCTTCGCCGCCGTCATTGACCACGATGGTCTCGAAGTCCGTATACGTCTGCTCTTCGATGCTTTTCAGCGCCCTGCGCAAACGCTCCGGCCGGTAGTAGGTTGGCACAATGACAGATATGAGTGGATACATTTTTATGTCATCCAATCCAGGCGATGCTTCGCCAAAAAATAACCAAGATTGACCTGGGTCAGCTTTTCGCTGTCCACATACCTCCGGCTCCCGCCTCCACCGTTGACATGGACAATAGGAATATTTTTTACATGCTGTATTCCAAAGTTCTTTTTGGTGGCGCGGTAGCAGTAATCCGTTTCCTCATACAATATCTTGATATAGTTTTCATCAAACAATCCAATCTTCAGCAGGATCCGGCGCGGGATCAAAAAGCACCAGCCGACCGCATAATAGCCATACTTCCAGTGTCTTACCTCACCACCATAGAGTGAAAATGGGTCCAGCTTCCTGATAACCTCCCCGATCTTGTCATAAACCAGGGTGTCATTATCGAGTATCAAATACCACTCGCTGATTGGGCAATGCACCAATCCCAAGTTGATCGACTTGGCGTGACTCTCGTTGTCGGTGCGGATCACGGTCGTGTAATCGTCAATCTGCTTGGGATACTCCGGCTTACTGTCACTGTCCACAACGACCAGCGGAACCTTCGGCTCGCATTGGCGCAGCGAAGCAATCAGCGGGGCGGTGAACTCCTCCCACTGGTCGTGCGCTGCCGTGACAATGCTAAATAATTCTGTCATCCAACTCGCTCGAATACTGCAATGCTGTTGTAGGTCTTGAGATACTTCCAGTTCTTATCCTTCTTGGCAATCTCATCAACCATCTTCTGTACTCCAGGATGATTCTTGCTGTTGTAATCGTGGAGCAAGATAAACTTAGTAGCCCGCTGGCTGGCGTTCTTCCAATCCAGAGACACTCCCTCAAACCGGTGATCGCCGTCGATAAATATGGTTGACGGCTTGACGGTCTCAGGTAACGGCCACGGATCGGATTTTGCCCGGATAATATGAACCCGTTTTGACACGCCAAATTTTCTCATGTTGCTGATTACCGCTTCATAAGTTGGCGGTCTTCCCACAGTTGGATCTTGTGTATCCCACCAGCCGCCCCTCATCGTGTCGATGGTATATACATTTCCGGGGAGCAGCAGATCCTTTTTAGCCAGGATTGCAACCAGCGCCGTACCGCCCCACAGACAACCAATCTCGACGTGATCGCCTGGTATCGCGGTGAATTGCGCCAGACATTCCGCCTCAAGCTCGCGGGTTAAGGCGAGCCGCCCATCCATCTTTTTGAGCCTTTCAAACCATTCCATCTGTTACCAGCTCCTTCGTCAAGAAGTGCCACCAGTTAGCACCGTATCGTTTACTCAGCACTTCAGACACATTTGCCCTGGCTAACTTCTGACGATCCACTGCGCTCATGCGCATTCGGTCCATTGTGTAGCCAATATCCGTTTCTTTCTCGATCAGCACGTCATCATTGACATATAACCCGCGCTCCATCAGGCGTGCTTTGTAGCACGTTTCCAGGTCGATCCCCCAGGCATAGATCAATTCGGGATCCCAACGTCCTATTCCATTGAACCAATCAGCCCGATACAGGCTGGCGATATTGTCGATCATCCAGGTCTGACGCAGACCGGTTTTCCGCTGTTTCAAATGCTCCCAGGCGGTCGTGCTTTCCTTCGTCAATGCTGGATGGACCCCGACCGCGTTCGGGTCATCTATCAAGACTTGGGCAAGCGGAGTTAGCGGGTCCGCATATTGGCATCCGTCATCCGGGAATTTTGCGGAGGTGATAAGAAACCAATAAGCTAGATAATCAACGCCCCGCTGTTCTGCGAGATCGTCCGCGTATGCGAGACCCGCCAACCAGCCGCCCGTCGTCTGGATATTCTTCTCCAGCCGCAAGGTCGTAAATTGGGAAGGTGCTGTAATGTCGCTGGCATTGTCCACCACAATCAAGTCGTGAGGCCATGCCGCGTGCTTCTCGATGTAGTCGCAAAGCGCATCTGTGCGCTCGGGCATGTTGTAGTTAGTGATAACGATTGCGACTTTGTTCACGTCTTCTCTTTCTGCCTTCTTCGCAGATGCATACGAGCATGATCTGCATGTGTCATCAACTCTAGATTGTCAATCCGGTTATCGGCCAAATCACCGTTGGTATGATGGACAATCTCGCCAGGATCAAGATAAAGACCTAGATATTGTTCCATAACAAAGCGATGTTCTAGCAAGCGCCCCTGAGAGTTATATGGATGGTCGTATCCAACCCATACCCACCAGTAGCCGCGTACATGGCGGGCGACGCGTTTACCAATCGGTATATCTGGGTGACGACCTCGATACCATTCATTCTTGCACGCATATGAACAGAATCGACCTTCACCGTTCTCCAATTGGTTCCGCTGAACATAACGCTCCTTTCCGCAATTCTCGCAGTTGATGACTTTACCTGTCTTCATCTTTCCCGGATGGCAGTAATAGCACCGTCGCCTAACGCCATACTCTCTTCCACAATTGGGGCAAGTTGACATAGTATTAATCTCCTTGCCCCAATTATACTCTATATACCAGTCACCCTAGTGTATCAGATACCTGTAATTTGGGTGAACATAGTTGGTCGCCAAACTACGAAAGCGGCCCGCAGCTCGGCCAGGATCGTCTGCATGTTGCGGACAAACTGGTCGTCAATCGTTCCTACCCGGATTGCGGCCTGTTCACGATCGAACAGAGTACAACCCTGCTGCCAGTCACCGACCAGGGCCGTACCAACGGTCATCGCTTCAGACTCAACTACGGGGATACCCCATAGGGTCGTAGCGCCAGTCATCGAAGGCGGCCCCATCATGTAACCGCCGAGAGTGCCAGTATCGGCGTTCTCGCGGCTAAGCCGGATCTGTGACCAATCGGTTGGGTGGATCACGAAGGCAGACGGTCTACCATGTCCAGTCGTGCGGACCAAAGTACGGCCCTTGAACAGTGCGTCAACCGCACTATCAGACCCCATGCCAACTGCATTGATCGCATGATCGGTAATACCGGAGATATTAGGTGTAGTTCCGTTGCCGGTAACGCAGAGACTTTCCAGGGTCAGGTCAAGGCCCAAAAGCAAGCGTCCATTGATGATTCCGCGGATAGCTGGAGCATCGGATAGCATCCGGTTAGTGACCGGAATCCAGTGGGCGATGGTCTCAACCGCGACAGTAGCGATTGCATAAGCAAGCGCACTTTCAGCCTTCTTACCAGTCGTGCCAGTCGTTACGGTTGCCTCGGCGACGGAGGCGGCAGCATTGGTAAAGGTAGTTTCGTACACATACTCGATGGTGTCGCTCTCGGTCTGCACCCGTGGAATCAGGTCGAGAAAAGTCAACTCTCGCTGGCGGATATCAACATATCCAGGCTGCACATCGTTCTGAACGAACCCGCCGCCGGAAGACGCCGAAGATCCATAAAGAAGGGTCTTCTGGTTCTTAAGCTGATTGCTCCAGGCAATCAAGCTGGTTCCGTCTTTCAAATTGACGGCGAAGTTGACGCGTGCCAGGTTGGAGTTGAAGTGACCATTGAGTTTCAGTTGGCGGTAATCGTTGCTTTGAACGAATTGATCGCCAGGACTGACCCGCATTCCCTCGCCGTATTCGTCGGCGGTAGGACCAGGGCGCAGACTCTTCGGGGCGGGTTTATTGAAGCGATCCAGACCGCCTAAAATGCGATTCCGGCGCGCTTCAGCATCCTCAAGTCCAGACAGTTTAGACTCGAGGCCGTCGATTTCGACCAACAGACGCTTGACTTCGGCCAGGTCTTCACCGTTGGTGATTTCACTGTCGGGATATTTCTTTTCGATAAGGTCGGCCTTTTCGTAGAGATTCTTAATCTCCGAGCGGGCTTCAGCTACAGTCATAGCCATTGTCTTTACTCCTGTAAAATGTTCTGGTCTCGCAGCCGCTTGCGCGCCTCTGCGAGTTGAAAGCTGATGAGTTTAGGCTCAACCAGCTTCGTTGGGATTGGAGCGGATGTGAGAACCGATTGGATATCGGAGCGCACTGCGTCCATCCCGGAACACGATTCCAGGAGTTCCGTTAGTTCTTTCCGCTTGGTCTCTGAAAGCGGGCGGTCAATCGTTTTGACGAACGCCTGCATATCATTCGTGAGGATGTTCATGTCGCCACACATAGAGGCGATCCGCTCGGCCAGCGTCCAGTGGATATCCGGCGGTTGCCAGGTCTTCAGCGGTATTGCAATATTGCGCGGCTCCGCTGGCGTTGGCGTAATAGAGGCATCAATACCGAGTATCCAGCTTTTCAGCCATACAGCCTTGCCTCTCTGCTCGCGCTCGACCAGGTGACTTGCCGTGCCAGATGACCAGCCCATCTTTCCCTTGCTGATCGCCCCATAAATAAACTCTTCGTATTCGTCGCGCAATCTGATTTGCGCTTCGATCCATGCCCCAATGTCATCAATGGATATCTTCGCCTCTGGATCCAGAACTCGCCGCCTCAACTTGCCATCTAGGCCGTGCTGATAAAAAACAAGGCTGGATGTATGCGGACCGAAGTCAGTCTCTTTGGTAAAGAACTCACCTTCAAGGTCCGGGTCTTCATCGGTCGTAAAGCGCACCAGATAACCGCCCACCTTGCCGCCTCCCAGCGCCTTTACCGCGCCGCCAAATACAACCAGCGTCTCATCATTCAACTCATCATCGTGTAATTTGGGCATACCTCACCCCTTTCGGGATCAACACCCGGTGTCTTTGTCTGTCTCTGAAATCGCCAATAATAGAATCCCACGCCTCCACCCAGCGCCATGCGTTAGTCTCGAGGCTGTGGTTTTTCCTGACTTTCGCCAGTAATGCTTTTGATATTTTGTGTCGTAACGTGTAATCTTCAACTAACATGGACAAGTAATTGGTCCATTCATCGACCGTGTTGGCAATAAATCCGTCAACTCCGTGGTCAATCAGCTTGCCATAAACGGTCGGGCTGGCCACGACCGCCGCACCAGATACCGCGTATTCCATTGCCTTGATATGTGTCTTTGCCCGGTTGAATTTTGTCTCTGCCAGCGAACAGCAGCCGATATCCGTATTGATTAGACCTGCCGGGTAAGCGTCAATCGGGAGCCAGGGAAGCATCGTGATCCGATCTTCTGGCACATATTCATAAATGACCCCCAAGTCACGCCCCTGAAGGACGAATTTGACATGCGGGTATTTCTCGGCAATCCGTCCCCAGGCAATCGCCATCATTTCAAGATCTGTGTCCGGGCGGAAGGATCCAGCCCATCCAATCGTCAATCCGTCAACAATCCGTCTGTTCTTTTTTTGGACCTGTTTGAACCAGCGTAGGTCAATATAGTTAGGAACAACCCGCACCGGCTTATCAGTCACCTCACGCGCCATCGTTGCTAATCTCTGGCTGGATACAGTAGCCCCGTCAGCCATGCGAAGGGTATACATCAGCGCGTCGCGTTTTTCCTCGGCATACTCGCGGGTATATTCTTCTTTCCACATGATCCGGCGAATGAAGTCCTCACTAAACAGATCGTCGTCAGCCTCAAAGATGATTGCAATACCTGCTCGGTGAAGGGCGTCAAACCATCTCTCGCTCTTTGCGCGTTCCTCGGCAGGCCAAAAGCGGCGGGGCAATATCACGGCATCGAAGTTGTGGACAATCTCAGCTAGCCGGTCATCATCGTGCGGTCCCCATTCGATCATCTGGTAGCCCTGGCGTTGCAGTTCTGTGAAGGGCATCAATACCCGCCAAAGAGTACAACCGTCCATCTCACCGATCATTGCCAGAACCCGTGCCATTCACTCTCCTGACTTAACAAAAAAGCGGCGCAGCCTGGACCGATGTCCAAAACTGCGCCGCGATACATCGCCTTTGTTGCGCTTTACCCGCCCTGCCCTTTTCGCCGCGCTTGCGCGCCTCTGGCTATCCTGACAGGTGGGCTATTCAATTCTAAAATTCAACTTCTGAATTATAACATAAATCAAGCCTTATCCAAATAGCTTGTAATGAACTTCATAATCGTGTCCATCTCATCGCGGACAACGCCCTGGGCTGTCTTCCAGCCCCGTGCCTTGTGAAAAGATGCCTGCTTCTCTTCGTCCTGAACATACGGCGCATAAGAGACATTGTTACCGACAATCACGGTCAATCCAGAGTTTTCCGTCTTGTTCGTCCACTTCTTGCCCAGGCTTTCGGATGTCTTGCGCCCGCCGGTGCTGCCATCCCTGCGCCGCCAGCGCGGACCGTAGTTGCGCTCATACCAGCGCATCTCTGACGGACTGTTGGCGATGGTCTTGGGTGGATATTTGGAAATCTTGCCCTTGACGTGAAGTGCTGCAGCACGCAAGCCTGTACTAACGCGCTTCACATCAGCGACGGTGTCGATCCGCTTGATGACTTGATCCATGCCAATGATTTCTACGGTGGCCGCCATTATTCGATCTCCGGCAACTCGTAATTCACCCAGCATCGGCAGCGCGGATGCAGAGGCGGGAACTCGTCAGTATCCCATTTCTCTTGTGGTTGATCGTTTCGGGGTTCGCAAAGCGGACAGACCAACTCATCATTATCCGTCTGCCAGACGGCGATCATCTCAATCCCTTCTTTAGCCAGTTCCTTAGCGACTGCCTGCTCCCCCTCGCTGGCCGCCCTGGTAACTTCGGTAACGGCTATCATCTCAGCCCGCTCCGGTCCAAACAGCGGAGAAATGCGCTCTTCCAAATCGCCGCGGGTGATAGGCTCCTCGAAGAATGAACTGATCGCAGATTGTAGGGCTGTCCGGGTAGTATCGTTGATTCCACCGACAAGCTCGAAGGTATAACTGCTCGCCCAGGTGACGGCATGCTCGTTGATCAGCGCCCAATCAATCCCGATCGGTGTTGTCTCCAGGAGTTGACGAGCCGAGTCCAAATATACCTTGCTCCCAAAAGGGACCAACGCTTCCATCCAGCGTGCGGCCTCCTCATCCCAGAAGTCATCAGGAATATTGGCAAGGTCTGGCGGATCCCCTAATATTTCCAGGATGTTGCCGCCATAAGTCTGAAGCAGTTTCGCTACCAGGCTGGCGTAGGCTTTCTCTTTTTCAGAGCGGTCTTGGATGTCAGGCATTTACGGGTATCCCATCCAGATATTACCGAACACAGTCTTGATGTCTTTCGCCGTCTCTGCGGATCCAAGCGCATCCGTGATCGCCGCCTGGAGCTGTAATGGAATTGTATCACTCGTGAACTCTACGTCAGCACCTTTACCGCGCTTCAATGCGTTGATCGCCTTACGTTCCCAGCGTGCCAGGTCTGACCTGATCTCCTCCGCCACCTCTGGCGGTAGTTGCTCTGCCACTTCTTGCGCTCTGACAAGCTGGGGAGGCACGGGCTCAGGCTTCGCGATGTCCTCTTCGTCCCATCCTTCAACCGGATCCAGACCGATATCCGACCGCGCTTCATTGCGGGTCATCCACGCTTTACCGACCGCCTTCTCAAGGCGGGCATACTTGCTGTCCTCGTCCTCCTGCAAGGATCGAACATCCGTGATATTGAACTCAATGAATATCTGCTTGTTATTCGTGAAGTCCGGGCGCAATGCAGAGTTGAGTTTGGCGGCATCGGCGCGCCAGAGTGGAATTAGCTTCTGCTCCGTGAACATCTCGCGGGCTTCTCTGAAGTTGGCATAAGTAGCCCGGTCAAGCCCAGCACCCAATCCGGCGACGATTGCAGGCACACCCAAAACGGCACTGATCCGCTCTTCCGGTATTCGGTGTAAGATCGACAAATCCAAGTCCTTCGGTGAAAAGCCGAACTGCTCGATCCGACTGTCCTTACTCATCACAGCGATGTTGCCGCGGTCATCGTTCCCAAATCGCTTGCGGAATTTGAATGCCAACCTATCTGCCTGGGCTTCATCGAGCGTTGTACCCTGAGCAGGGATGACAACTAATCCAGGAACCGCATAATTCTTCAGCAGCGCCGCGGTGAACTTGTCCGCCTCTTCGTCGGTTGATATCTGCCTCACAAGCGCCTTTAGCGGCGATAGTCCATAGCGCATGTCAGCATCATCCACGCCCAACCGGAAGTGGATCACGTTCTCAATCGGCACTTGCACATAATGATTAGGCGCGTCTTTGTATTTATACCAGCTGATCCAATCCCCGCTGCCCTTCTCGGTGACAGGCTTGATCCGCGTGGGGGATACCGGCCACAGCTCAACCACATTCCCAGTCGTCTCGTCGCCGGATCTGACCTTAAGCCAGTATGCGTTGCCGTCCACGTGCTTCGCCCAGGCGGTCCAGAATAGAATCTCCTCCATGCTCAGCTCGTTATTTGGAGTGGGCTTGTCGAGGATATTCTGGAGCTGGCTTTCGTTGCGCGCATCAACAGACCCGGATTTATACCTGCGTTTGACCACCAACGGCGGCTCAGGATACGAGTTAGAGATTGCCATCAGACAGGCAAACACGGCGCTGTTGATACTGCTGTTATCTTCACTTGCGCCGGGACCATGCACCAGCGTTTCGATGCGGAGTGAATTTGACCGCTCCGGGGAATAATTGCTTAATCAGGCTCATGACTACTCTCCTTGCGCCCGATGGGTAGCCGGACGCCCACAAACACCAGCACGCCGCCAAATAGGATCAGCGTCGCCGGCAGTCCCAACAGCAGATACGCACCAGCCAGAATAAATGCAAAACCGATTATAGCAAGCAGGTCATCAATCCTAGAATACATCTAACGTTCCTCCGCTAATCGGCTTCATGGCATATCGCAAAGCGTCCATCGCGTGATCGTTCTCCTTGATCGGCTCATCCTTCTCCGGTTTCCAGACATAGCTTTCAAATTCATTGATCGTCTCAATACAGGAAGGATCAACTGTCAGCCGCGGGCGCTTGTCGCCCTGGACCTGGAGATATCCTTGCACGGTCGTAATCCCGTCCAGCACTCGCCCTTTATAGCCCGAGGCGGGAAGTCCAGCATCTTGCAAATCAGCAATCAATCCGGCGGCGGCCTGGTCAACCGCTATCTCGGATATCGGATATTCCTTGCACCATAAAGCCGCGGTATCCACCACAACCTTTTGCAGAACCCCACGCCTGTAAAACTCACGGGCGATATGAAGACGCTTGTCACCATCTTCACCCACCAGCAGGATCACCGCCGGATTGGTGTATCCTTCATCCATCGCCAGATACCAGGTCCGGAACTCGTCACGATCCCTGGTCTTTACATGGACAGCAGGATCGAACATATCATAGACCGCACCCTCGGCGGTCGCCCATACGCCCTCTAACAGCCGTTTGCGCCTAACCCCCGTTAGACCTTCCAGGGTTGCCATTGTGCGCTTACCTTGTGGCGTGATTTCACCCGTAATAGGATCAAATAGGGTCGGATTGTCGCGGTGCGTGGTGCGGATTAAACGCAAGCTGCCAGCCTTTGCCCGCTCCCTAATCCAGTGTTTTGACCCGCCAGGATTACAGTCACCCATCATAATAGTGTAAGGCATGACAGCCCCGCGCCCGGTTGCGCGTGTGCTGAGTGTCTCCCAATCATTGAGTGCAAGCCCCTCGGCCTGATTGACATAGATACCATCACGCTCAGAGGATAAGACCTTATCTGGGTTATCCATCCCGCCGACCCAGACCTTAGACCCGTTAGCGTAGATATAGGCCTCGGGCTTATTCCCTCCGTAGGCTTCGACTGGTGCACCTTTAATCACTCGTTCGAACGTTTGCAGCACGGACCCATAAATAGACGATTGCACTTTCCTAACGATCACCCATTGCGCCCCTGGATATTTCAAGCAGCTAAGATGCACTCTCCAGCAAG